ATTTCATCAGTATGCCGTAGCTTTAATGGTTAAAGAAGTGACTCCATCACAGAGGCAACCACCTGGATAAAGTGGTCCGGATTCATAGGGTATTGTTTCGTCTACTAATGTATCACAACGTTGGCTCATAGAGAATGTTTTCTGATATAGAACTCCGCAGGATGGTGGAGCATAAGTTCCTTCTGGAATGAATATAATTGATACGTTGAGTTCCCAACCGCTAGGTATAGCTTCTTCAATCTCCCAAGCGATTTCCAGGTAGTAGTAGAGGACACCAAATTCTATGGGACCGTTGCAGATGAACCAGCGTTTGCGTCCTTGGCAGCTTCCTCCAAATTGTGACCAGGAACTTGGAATTACATAGGTTCCATCTATGTCTGGACAATTCCCGCAGTATTGAGAATACTCGTTGATAAATCCGGTAATGTTGAAACTGATACCCTGCGGTCCATCTCCTCCTGGACAGGGAGTGCATTCAGTGGGGTAGCAGTCACGGCAAGCGTTGGCATTCGCGGAACCTATGATACTAAAGTCACCAGTCCGAAAGTGAACTTTACCATTGATTGTGGCACCTGTGCCGAAGGCGACTCGTTTGTTTCCATAAACTGTGGTGTAAGAGACGGCTTGAACTAGATAATCATTTTTCCCTGGTAGGTAGTAATCCCAGAAGCCCTCTACGGTTATTGATACTGCATCCGTTCCATCTTCTGCGACGAAGGTACAAAGTGTTACTTGAAAAGGTGCTGCTCGCCCACTGACTGGAGGCTGAGGACCGAAAGGTGGATTGACAGTTTCTAAAATAGTGCCGCCTTTACCGAGTTTTATAACTGATCCTACACCTCCGCTGTTGCCACAAGTGATTTCACCCCAATGTCCGTTCCCAGAAGTTGGATCGTAGTCTACATAAAATCGGGTAGTATCACCGGCTGCATCGAGCCAAGCCGCGTAGACCCATAATTTCTGATAACCGAAGTCGGTGTACTCAATGCAATTCCAAGCGGATTGATCCTGGGTGCAACGGATGAGAGCGTTGGTGCTGACTGTTTCCAGATCATCCGCCCCTGGCGTTGAGTAATATCCGTAATCAGTTCCTATCCAAGTCCCGGAGACGATCTCCCAACCGCAACCGATTTCGGTAAGTGGATTTCCTGGGTAGTAGTAGAAGGGCGATTTAGTGAAGACACAAGTCTGGGTAATTTCATCTCCTGGTGTGTAACAATCTGTAATCGTCATTCCATAGTTGTGGTAGTAATAATGGAAATCTGAAAAAATGATACGTCCCTCTACCACACTGCCAGTTCCGATGCCCACCTTCGTGCCGGAAACCGTACCTACCGTCTCCTTCATCGTAACAGGGTTGGGTCCAAATCCTTCTTGAGCGGAAAATGTAGTCCATAAGACACCGGTTGTGGCACTATATCCAGCCCAAAGCGATATCCCCGATTGCGACTCCGGAAAACCCATTGGTTTGGATTCCTGGAGTAAGGTAGTCCCGTTGAAAAGCCTGACGATGAAGCATCCGTAGGTTGTGTATTGACTCGTTTCATTGAAACCTAGTTCTATCTCTACGAAGAGGGTGGTGCAGAGAACGATGCGGGCTTTGTCTCCATGCTTGTAATAGTCTGGGAAGCTACCTGGATAGCGAACATTCGGACAGTGGATGAGATTGACAAGGACGACGTGCTCTGCGACGGCATTGGGATGAGCGGTATCGAAGCGAAGGTAAGCACCTGTATCTTCGGTGGAAGCACAATGATTTCCACTGAAGTTTGTCATCCCCCAGGTTCCGGACTGAACGGACCAGCCCGCACTTAAAGGAGTAGTCGTATAGTGAACTTTGATTTGAACAATGTCAATGTTGGCAGTAACCGAAGCACCGGAAGTATTGGCGACGGAGATGCGGACTTTGAAACTGGAGTTGTTAACTCCTTCTGGAGTAAGAATTAATAACCAGTCATCGTTATTGGCTCCTACCAAGTATTCCGCTTCGGCTGTGGGATAAATATCAGAGATATATTTGGGATCTTGTAAGGTGTAGGAACCTGGAAGAACTTGAATCCTGCCAAGGGTGGAAAAGCTGGTACTGGCGAAACGTCGATAACGGACTTCAATACCAGTAATGAGGGCAGAAGAAGGAACGGATAGACCGAAGCTTGACAGGTCCAGATATTTGCTGGTTTCTCCTACTGCCAGGGTGACGGATGCATAGCTACCATCATCCACTGCTAGATTGGTAGTCCCAGACCAGGAGATGCCGTCTCCTGTATTGGCAACTGTACCTGCCGTGACCCAACCGGTGTCTGTTGTGGGAACATGCTGAAAAGTATCTTCACCGATCAAGCAACTCTCTGGAGTTGTAACGCAGCAACAGTTAGAACCACCTTTGTACCAGCCCATGTTAATTTCCAGTGCATTGCATGTTTTCAATGTTCCAGGTAGTCCCAGTTTTGTAACTGGCTCGACCGGCTGCCCCAGAGGCACCCTCGAAGAGATAAAGACCACCTGTGCTGGTCAAGAGGTTCTCAACGGTGATACTGGTGGTGGGATGGGTGATACCCTGTCCCCATTGACTTGTAATCGTGGCAGACTTGGAAGCGTCTGAAGTCGCCAAGGCCGCATCGAGTGTAAAGCGGCAATGGGGCTTAAAGATGATGGGAGTGGCAACCCAAAAGAGACCCTTGCGGTCTTGAACGATAGGAAAGATCAGCTTGGTAGAAATAGGAATAGCATTATCGTAGGGATTGTAAACTGTGACCGACCTCCAGGTGCCGCCTACGGATGCTTCTGATTTTAATAACTTTGCGTCTGAGATGTTAAGTTCCAAAAGAGAAGCTTCACCGGAACCGACAACATAATTTGTACCCGCATCTCCACCTGTAGCGGCTGTGATGGTTGTTTTAGCGGTTGCCATCCAGATACGAGCAGCGGGGATCATTGTTTCTGGGAGTGAAACAACATCTTTGGGGACCTTGTTAATTTCACCTGAAGTGACGAAGTTCATCAGGTCTACGGCAATATTGCGATCTGAGAATCCAAAGATGTTCTTAGTAGGCATTAGACTAATCCTAGAGGGGCGAAGGCGGCCATTTGGAAACGATTGTAATTGAGGTAAACTTCTGGAGCACCGTCTGCAAGTGGATAACCGTTGCCGTTGAGATTGCCCGTGGTGTTGTCTCCGTCTGCCACGAAATTGGTATATTCCTTAGTAGTACCACTAGTCGCTTTAATGTAGCGAGTTCCCTGATCTAAAAGGAACAGTCGCCAACCAGCCATTATTAATGTCTGCGGGTCGATCTTCAAATTGAATTTGATCTTGTAGGTAACTTGCCAAACTCGTTGAGCATTGAGGAGGGCGGTCTTTCCAGATGGTCCTGTCATGAGAGCACAGTAAGGAGGAGCACCGAGGAAATAATCTGAGTTGACTCTTCCGTTGTAGAGAAGGATTATAGAAGCATTGAAGGTTGGCTCAAAGCGAGTGACGGTGAGTGTGGGAATTGGGACGGGGGCACTTGTGAGAAGTGGTTCTCCTACGGAGTTCAGGATGGGTTTGCCTGTAAGCATGTCGAAGCGGAGGACTTCCTCGCGTTCTTCAATGTCCCAGGAATATTCAACAACAGGAGTTTCCGCGTCAACGTGACTGTCATAAGTACAGTCCACTTCCCAGAGATAGGCAGCAGCGTTAATCTCCCTGGCTTCTTTGGAAATGCAGTAGCCGTTGTCCAAGAAGCTGCGAAGCAATGGTAGACCGGCGGCACTGAGAATATCATCGGTGGTGTTGTTGATGGAGTCACCCAAGACGTAGTTGGTGACCATCCAGGTCTTCCGGGTGCCTGCGGAGAGATCTGTAGCTAGTTCGCGGGAGCCTCCGAGGGAGGTATTCTTCGTCCCGATTTTTCTGATAGTCATATTATCCTCCTGGAGATGTTGTAAAGGATGAGCCAACACCCTCGAAGACAAACGTGCCACCTTTCTTCAGCAGCATTGTAATGCCTTCTGCAATCTTGGCAGTGTTTGAGGCGGTTTTCTGGGCAGCATCGAGGGTAGCTTTGCGATTGTCAAAGGCTGCCTTGGCGGCTTCCGTTGATCCCATTTCTAAACCTTCCGGCATTTTTGTTGCTGCGAGGCTTCTAAGTGGACCGGGACCACCAGCGGTTTCTGAGTAATTGTAAGGCTTAACATTGCTTTGAACTTCTTCGGCAATTCGATCTGGTAGTTTTGACATTTCGATAGCTTGGTTGACGGCACCCATAGCGTTCTTCTCTTGTTCGGCGTAACCCTCTCTGAGTTTCTTTGTCTCCGCTTCTAAATCTGCGAGGGCTTTGTTCTGATCTTGAGCTAGCTTGTCAGTCCCTTGCTGATTCATCTGGTCGATTTGATTGGTAGCTAGATTGCTTTCGTTGCCTAATGCTTTGGCACGTTCGTTTTCAGCTTGCACGTCTACCCCGGAAATTTTCTTAAAGACCGCGTTGAAGAATTTATTCTTCCCAGCCATTTCCAACATACTCTTGGCAATACTACTAACGGTATCCATCCAGATTTTCTTTATACCAGCCGAGACTTCAATCCATAATTTCTGGAAGAAGAAGGTGAACTCCAACCAGATTTTCTTCATGCCGATGATTCCTAGTTGAAGAATCTGTTCTAGAGAGACCATTAACACATTCATGGCTCCCTTGATATCGCCTGCCAGGATGCGGTCTTTAATAGCTGTGAAAGCACTACCTACAACGGACTTGATATTCTCAAAGGTATCCATAATTGGTTGGCTAATAGCTTGGACGGCTTCATTGGCAATGTCGAAGTTCTTTGCTAAGAGGTAAACGATTCCGGCGATCTCTCCGAGGACTGCTCCTACGGCGACTAAGGGACCAAAAAGGAAGAGGATAGTAGAAGCGATGGCACTGATAGCAACTAAGGCGAGACCAAAGATTTTGAGTGTTGCCCCAAGGACAATGAGACCACCCGCTACACCCATGATGCCCAGGAAGGCGATAGCGAGATTCTTCGCGAGATGTGTGTTTTCCTTAAACCAAGCTTCTAGTCCGTTGAGAATAGGGACGAAGCGATCTTCCAAAGTTTGAAACATCTTTTCAAAGGATAGTCCGAAGGTAACGGCCAGACTGTTGAAAGCGGTAATGAGGCGACGGATGCTACCACCTAAACCAGAGTCCATCATCTGGGCAGCTTCGGCGGCTGTGATTTCACCTTTGGCGAGTAATCCCAAAACTTCTTCCACGCGATCCATGTTCTTCAGGGCTTGAGCGGCTCGTGATCCCCGGATGTTGAAGAGATCATTGAGGACAGTCAAGCGTTCCTGCTGGCTCATCTCTTTCATGCCAGCCCGCAGGTCGTTGAAGACTTCAATCATGGGACGTGCTTCACCGGCCTTGAACATCTCAAAGCCGAATAGCTCCTTGACCTTATCCGCGTTTTTGGTCATTTCGATGAGGAGGTTGTTGAGGCTGGTGCCGCCCTTGGTGCCGGTGAGCATGTTGTTGCTGAAGATGGCTAAGGTAACAACTGTTTCTTCTAGTGACATACCCATGTCATGGGCTGAGCCAGCTACGAAGGAGAGGGCTGAGCCTAATTCCTGGACGGTGGTGGTACCGGCGGAACTGGCGACGAAGAGGGCATCGGCAACTCGTGCGGCTTCTGTGGCGGGAATCTCGAAAGCCATGAGGGAGCGGGCCATGTACATGGCGGATTCCGACATAGTGATCTGTCCAGCTCTGGCTAGATTGATTACATCGTCAAGTGCGTCTTCAATAATTTGGAGTGACCCTGGACCAAAAGCTCTGGCTAATTCTTCCGCACCGAGAGCTACTTCTTCTGCTGTGTAGCTGGTGGTGCGTCCGAGATTGCGGACCTTCTTCTCCAAGGGTTCCATCTCTTTGGTAGTGACTCCGAGAATGGCTTGTGTGGCAAGCATGGCATCTTGGTACTTCTGGGCTTCCCGGATGCCGATATACATACTGCGGCCAAGACCTGTTGCTGCTAAGCCAAGACGGAGACCAGCGGATTCCATGCCTGAGCCTACGGCATTGAGCTGCTTACCCATGGCAGCAATCTTTTTATTGACCTGGGATAATACTTTCCCTGTCTCATCCTTGGCTCGAATGAGAACGTAAGCGGCTCCGGCGACAACGCGACCCATGGAGAGTGCCATTTTATTTACCCTTTACTGTCCCGGCGTTAATGCGTCCTCGCCACAGTGGGAGAATTTTCGACTTGGCTCGGACAAGAGCAGGCCAAGCGAATTTGCGTTGTTTGTATTTAATTGTTTTGGTGGTAAAGCCGGTGCTGGCTGGTGGCTGAATCAAACCAGCTTTAAGTTTAGCTTGGTAAGCCCTGGATTGCTTACGAGTTCTAGCTTTGCGAGTGACTCGTTTTTTGACAACTCTGATACGAACAGTCCGTCCCCATTCGTGGATCTCGGAGGGAGCCATTTGCCGTTTTCTGGGGAAAGTAAAGTGTCCAATTACCGCAGCGGTATCTTTCCCAGTGCCCGCTGGATCATAGGGAACACTGTAAATCATTTTGAAGCGTTTGGCCTTATCCCTGGAACGAGGTGGTGTACCAGGACGGGAAGGCTTGTCAGTGTTGACTTGGCGAATGCTGCCCCGCATGATGCGACGGATGAGTAGCCCCGCGTGTTTGATGGGTGACTCGTTAATTCTACCCCAGTTCCGACGCATGAAGTTCATGTCTATCGGAGGCTTCTTTACCGGGTAGAGATAAAGTCTAATGGGCACTGCGGAGTTCCTTCAGGATGGAGATACGTTCTCCGTCTGCGTTGTAGCCAGAAGTTACAAAGAGAGGGTGACCCTCCACTTTGATTTTGTCTGTTGCACATTTAATGTAAGGGTGTAGCTTTTCATAGCGTACACCCTTACCTGCCCAACAGCCTTTCAAGTGAGCTGTATGGTGCCATGTTTCCAGGAGGATTGCTTGATATTGGACAAACAGTTCACGAAGTGTTTTTGGTCTCCAGTCTTGTCCGACGAGGGCAGACATGATGAAGACGGTTTTCCAGTCTATGCGTTCGTCTCTTGTATCACCTTCGCTAGTTCCGTTTTGGCTTTCTCGATCTCCAGATCCAGTATCTTCTCCAGATCCAGGTGTTCCAGTTCCTCCTCCATAGCCTGCCCGATCTTCTTTGTCGCCATGATTTGGAGACTGGAAAACCGCTTGATTAAAGCCCTTAACGTAGTCTCCTGGCGATGGAAAAAATTTGGCAGTTCCTCGTAAAAGGCCAGACGGGCGTCTGCGATGCTCTTTCCTGTTAGGCGTTTGGCGAATTCGTATTGGTTAGTGACCCCAATCTTTTCTGCTTGTTCCTTACAGCAACACCAAATCATATCAAAGCAAGCCGCGTCATTGGTAATGACCTCATTGAAGAGATCATCTTGGGGAGTGAGGAACTTGACCCGGACTGGATCTTCCCCGTTGCCAAGTGAGTGGGTGAAGTCGTGAGCTTCAATCAGCATGGCGTTGCCGAGATGCAGCTCAATAATCCACTCCGTTCCTGTTTTGTCATTGAAACTGTGCATGTGTGTGTGTTCCGGTGGGGTGGTGGGTTTGTGAACTAATCGTCTCCTGAGAGAATTGCAATTTCTTCTTTGAGAATGAAGATTTCAGTTGAGTCTGGGTAGCCTTCAACTTGCATGGCTTTCAGGAGTGCTAGGGGATGATCTTTCTTCTTTAGGCAAAGGTTGCGGAGTTCACCCACTGTCAGACCCTCCAGGGGTTCTAGATCGAGGAAGAACTCATCGGGTGTGAGTGCCATGCGGGGATCACTGGAAGCGTGGGGAAATTGCTCCAAGAATTCCCGCTTGTTGAAACGTTTGTGAATCCGCTTGCCTGTACGACGTGATTCTTCAGTCGCTCGTTCGATCTCCTCGGCAATGGTACAGGGAAGATCTGCGGGGAGGACCAATTTCTTTTCGAGTTCGCTGTTCATGATTTGTGTCTTGTGTCTCCGGTGGGAAAGGTGGTTAGGGAGTCTTGACCCAAGTGGGTTCCATGAGGACGGTGGATTCTTCCCAGTAGGCGGGAGTGAGGACCATGTCATGGCTTGACATTTCCTGGGTTGGTTGTGCCCAAGGAAAAGCGGAGATGAAGCAGAAGAGTTTCAGGTACTCCGTACCCGTGGTTGCCAAGACCCCGTTGCAGGTCGCGTACTGTTTGATATTGCGAGCCAGGAAGTTGGTCCGCAATACGTCGAAGACCGTGGTCATGCCGGGGTTGTTGGCAAGAGCGATGTTGATGGATGCGGAAAGCTTGGCGGGCAGGTTGAGTAACCAAGTGGACTCCCGCAAGTCTATTTCCGCTTCACCGACGTTGAGATCCAGCGTCACGTCACCAATCTGCTTCATCTCGACCCAGGTCGGTGCTGCATTGGTGCCCGTGTTGTGATACGCTTTCATGTCGTTACCGACTTTGATTGTCATACTTTAGTCCTTGTGTTGGATTGTCTGTTTGTGAGTTGACCTTGTTGTTCTGGAGGAGACTAGACGATTACCCAGGAAGGTTCCACCAGGGCACCCGCGTCTTCCAGGTAACCGGGGGAGAGGACCATATCGTGACTGCTCATCTCCTGCGTGGGTTGTGCCCAAGGAAAAGCGGAGATGAACCAAGCACACTTGAAGTAATTGGTGCCGCCCGTGGCAATGGGACCACTGGCTATGGCGTATTGTTTAACAGTACGGTTGAGGAAGTAGCCGCGAAGGATATCGAAGATCGTTCCGCCGGGATTGCTGGCAAGAGCGATGTTCAGGCTGGTGCTCAACTTGGTGGGGAGATTGAGTAGCCAAGTGGACTCGCGGAGATCAATTTCCGCCTCACCCACATTCAGGTCCAATGTCACGTCACCGACTTGCTTGATTTCTCCCCAGGTGGGAGAAGCAACGGTCCCCGTGTTGTAGTAGAGCTTTAGATCATTTCCGATTTTGATTG